AACGCCGGAGACACCTGTAAACTGCAAGGACGCTCCCATTTCACGCCAACATGGGCATATACGATCCCATGTCCACCAATATCCACTACTCGTGTCAACCACAACCTCTGAACCCAAGGTCGTAGGAGTCCAAGTAGGAAACTTCTTTGAATAAGTGATGGCTACGCCTTTCCACATTTCCTGTTGAATCTGTGCATTCAGATTGAAAAATATAAAAATTGTAATTAGTAATAATAGTATTTTTTTCATTAAACTACTTTTAAAATTGTTCCTTCAGGTAATCCATAACCATTTACTTGAGCTAAGAAATAAGTATCGTTTACAGATAATCCATTTGCTATAGCATCATCGTTATCAAAATATGGTCCGTTAGAACTCAATTCTGATATGGTTGTGGTATTATTAGTTATGTTTGTAATATTATTTATAACGTCCGCACTAGTAATTTTAGGAGGAGCTGACGGAACATTATCCGTTATAGGTCTGGCTCCAGGTATTCCAGGCGCACGATTAACTTCCATATAACTTAATGGAAGTCTCATCAATCTTTGATTAGGTGTGTTCGTAAAGGTTATAGATCTTATTAATGTAGAATCTAAATTACGAAGTCTAATTACTCCTGTAGATTTTTTCCACCATGTATCAGTTAAGTCCATATATCTTTCATATAACCCTACAGCTCCTTCTTCATGTCTCCACATTCTATCCTGAGCGTGTTGGAAAGCTGCGCTATAAGCTAAATAACTTATTACTTCAGGATAATCATATATAAGATAATTTCCAGAAGCATCCTTCATAGGTCTTGAATAAAATAAACATATATAACCTGTTTCAAAAGAAGTTACAATATTTTTATTCTTATCTATAGAAAAATATTGAGGACAGCTTCCTTGCAATGTAGGACATGAACAACATACATTAGAACTATTCCCTTTAAATTTTAAAGGGAAAAATTTACTTTGATATAAAGCAGAACTAACAAATATTTCCATAGATGTTTGAGATGACATTGTTGTCAATTCGTCTATGCTAGAAGGTTTACATTCAGGTTCCAATAAGTCATCAGAAGAAGTAAAATAAGTAACCAAGTTTATTTCTTTAGCATCGGAAGGAATCTTAGCTTTAAACTTATCTACTTTAATTATTTTAAGAACTTCTTCATTCCTATCTACAATGTCTAAAAGGTTATACGCATCTAACGCATAACCTAGCAAATCTATATCCTCAGCATTCTCTCTTATAGGCTTAGGAATATTTAATAATATCCTATCTATAGGAACATAATTTTTCATATTTAAAACTTTTTAGCATCATTAAAGATAAGAGGGCTTTTATCAAATACCTTATTTAACATGTGAGAAAATTTACTTTCTTTTAATAAAGTTAATTTCCATATCCAAGGATCAGGTAATTTAGTAGTACTATAATTCCTAGTCCATTTTAGAATAGGCTTATACTTATTTATATTTTTTTCAACCCTTCTTTCACAAGAATCTTTACTTCTTGTAAACATATACCTGATTTCCTTAGCTTTAGTTTTTACAATATTTAATGTACCTAACATTAAAGGCATATTGAAACTATTACCTTTTAATAAGTATTTCATTAATTCTTCCAAATATACTTCTATAATTTCTATCCATTGAGAAGAACTCAACGAATACTTATTCTCACAATCCATTTCAGTCTTTGGAAAATAGGGACTGGGTACTGTATTCGGATTAGGAACACACTTATGAGGATAATGTAAATAAAAATCTTTTAAGGAAATCATAACTTAATTTCAGGATTGGAATCATTATTCATATCGGAAGATATAGATAAACTTAATTTTAAATCTTCTATAATTTTACCAAAACACAAATCTATCAAATCTCTATCTGTATTTATATCGTTTAAATATACATCTACACATGGAGTATTTGTTTGACAAGATTGTCTTTCCATAACTTCTAAAGGGTCGGCAGCAATCATTTTAATCAATATGGCTGGATATTCTACATTCCACAGTATAACATAGTTATTTACTAAAGATGCTTGTACTCTATCAGCTTTAATTGGATGCAAGTCAATTATTTTAGCATCTCTTTCATCTATTAAATCTATTCTACCATAGTCTAATGTGTATAATGATATAGTACTTTTGTTTCTTCCAGATAGATAATCAGGTAGTTTAAATTTAGTTTTAAATACTTCACACCCTATTGTTTTACATCCGCACATGTGAGAAAGAGTTTTCTCAGTATCCATACAGAATGTAGAATAATTTATATCTGAAATGAAATAATGCTTCTTTAACCTTTGGGAAAGAAATGTAGAACGTTGATTTAAGAATTCGGAAAATAAGAAAGAATCCTCGTATAGAGAATCATCTGTAAATTCTTTTATTCTAGTTCTTAAATTAGAAGTTATTTCAGATATAATCATGACATTAATATTTTAGTCTCTTTAGGATATAGATCAGCTTTTAAAATTTTATAATTATCGTTGTTTTCATTGATGTGTACTATGATAGGAGCTTCGTCTAAACCTTCTAAGAAGTTATAACAATTCGTTTGCAAACTGTATTTTGTAAAATTACAATCTGACAAATGAGAGAACTCACCTGTTAGATTAGCAAATTTATTATAAAAAACGATTCCTTTGTCTGTTTTATAATCAATTATCCTTCTCTTTTGTATCTTTTTATCTTTAACTAATAGATCTATTTGTCCTGCATATTTTTCATTATGTACAATCTTTTCAGCTTCTAAAGGTTCAAACCTTGTATAAGCGTCGTTGATAAAGTTTTCTGCATACTGAATACAAGTACGTAAACGATTTAAAAAACTTAAAAACTCATAGTCGGGTAATGAAAAGATGATTCTAGGAATCATCGCTTCATAATCTGCAATTTTCCCGAACCATCTTTTCTCTAAATAATTATGTACTATGCTTCCTTTTATAGTTCCTATTTCTCTTAAATAATTCCAATATACAAGGACTTCTTTTTGAGTTATGTTGTAATCTTTTGCTTTTATTTCCGACCAAACATCCTCTTCAAAAGTAAATTGAATATCTTTTAAACGAGTAGTTACTGATTTTAAATAAGTTTCGTTTATCGTATGGTAATAAGTATGATTTTTTTCATTAAACAAAATCATCTTGGAGTCGATACGATTATGTTTTTAGATTTTTCTTTTGTATTTTTTATCTTTCTGCTTCTACTTACTGCTCCACAGTTTTTACATCTTAAAGCTTCGTAACTGTTAACATAAGTGTTGTAAGTACCACAAGACTCTAATTCATGATGTCCACAAGAAGGACATGCTTGAACGTTATCTTCTACATGCAATCCTACATTAGGGTGAGGCTTAATCCAAGGACGAAGTTTAAGATAAAGATCTTCAAGGATTCTTACATCTTGAATATTATAATCTTCCATCGTCTTTAATGCTTCAGGGTCTCCATTCATACAGTTTGCCCAAAGATCAAATCCTCCTGTTTCTGCTTTTACTTCTAATCCTAAAACTGCATTGATATAATTTAGACGGTTTGAAGAAAAAGAAAATCTTTTCCTGCAATGTGCTAAAGTATCAATAATGTCATAAGGACTAGGTGGAGATAATCCGTATTGTAAAAATCTTGTATTAAGACGAGGAATGTCAAAGCGTAATGCATTATGTGCTATTACTACGTCAGACTTATCTAGAAGATCCCAAATTCTTCTAATGATGCGTTCATCATCTTCGTTCTTAGCTTCGTCAGGAGTTAGCTTTGCGCTTATTACGTTATCTTCAAATAACCATTTTGCAGACCAAGTTAAACAAAACCAATCAGAAATAACTTGATTTTGACCAACATTCTCTTTCCAAAATTTCCATACATAAGCTTTGTGAGGTGCAGTTTCTATATCGAAAACTAAGATTTTAGCTGTATGAGGAACATTCAAATGTTCTTCTTGATTACGATTGTTTTGTATTACTTTTCGTATTTGCCTTGGTTTATTAATATCTGGCAATTTATGTAGATCTGAAAGAATCTCTCCTATTTCAGTAGAGCTATATCCTTCAGAATATAGATCCGTAATGTCTTTTGAATAATCATTCCAACTAATCATTTATTAGGTTTTAATTAAATAATACACAAATTTAACCTATAATCAACTTAAAAGTTGTTAATTATATGTTAACCTTGATTAAAATAAATAAAGCCTATATATCCACAAGGTCCCGAAGTATCATAAAGTAAAGTGGTTTTGATTGTAGATGGAATCAAAACACCATCTTTTACAAAATTTACTTTCGCTTCTAAATTTCTTCTTTTACTAAAAGCTTTTTCCCAAATTTTTTCATACTCTTCATGATTATCTATATAATTTAGATAATTTTTTCCAAGTAAATCTTCATTCTGTAAACCTAAAGCTTTTGAGTAAATTCTATTAACTTCTGTATTGTTACCTTCAAGATCACAATAAAAGAATCCATAATCGACAACATTACTCAATATTATTTGTATCTGATGCAATCTATATATATCGTTCTTTAAATCTGTAACAAGATTTATTAACTTATCTATTTTGTCAGGTAGACTACCTCCTCCATTTCCATGAACTTGTTTTTCTATAGCGTAGATTTTATCTACAGCTATATAAGCTCTATAGAAAAATTTGAAGAAAGCTAATATCTTTTTCCAAAAAATAGTTACGGTTGTAATAATAGAACCTGCTGTTATTGCTTTATTTAACATCTCATCTGTAATAACATCGTGTATTTGCATAAAATTATTTTTAACAACAAGTATCTTCTTCATTTAGATATTCAATATATACTCTTTGAGTAGCCCAATTAGACTTTATTCCGTTTACGTCTGACACTCTAGCCATCACATAATAAACTCCAGGATATTCAAATAAACTCCAATCTACAATAGCTTTAATTCTTATACCCCACGTACCCCCTCCAAAATCTACAGAGTCTATATATTGTAAAGTAAGTCCGTCAGGAACTCTTAAATAATTAAACTCTGTACTGGCCCCATCTATATCTATACCTGGACAGTAATCAACATATAGCGAATAGTAATTACCGCTTTCTTTTGTTCCAGAACATTCTACGTAGAAACTTTGAAGAGCTGAGCAATTAGCGTAAGCGTAAGGTACGCAATAAGTATCTTCTATAGGATCTCCGCAACCATCACACTCTGCGTTCACAGTATATTCAGTATCCAATTCTAAAGGAATTGTATCTGTAGTTTGTCCTCCAGGAGACCAAGTTATATCAGGATTTTCACAACTTACATCTAATCGCAATTGTTCGGATAGACAAAGAGTTACTCTGATGGGTGCAGTATAAATATTTTCGTTATAACAACTCATAATTTATATTTTTAAACATAGCAATTTGGATCATCATAATCTAACACATTTGCTCTTGGGTTAGGTGCTAAAACTAAAGTGTTGTAATTAGAATCATCAAAGTCTAATATATTAGAACCGTTGTAACAAATTCGATTATACAAACGCAAAAGACAATTATTTTGACCTGCTAAATGTTTATCATAATTATCACAGTTCGTTACTGTACATTGATTTTCTATTATAGGTACATTAATTACTTGAGTAAAATCACAAGTTTCAAACGCTAAACAATCTAAATCACAATCTCCTGTTTGCTGGCAAATAAGAAAATCTATATTTGCTTTATCTATACCGATCCATTCGGTATTGGATTGATGCATACATAAGAAATCAATTTGTAAGGTAGAACCTGACATATAGCAATCATATACTACAGTTAAGGCATTAACGTTAGATGCTCCATACTCCTCTTCTAATTTAGTTTTAATTTCTTGTTTTAAAGAAGCTGCGAAAACGTCCATAGCTGGTCCATTATTAGGAGGACCTGGATACGATACAGCACTCAAATCTAAATCTCTAAGACCTTGAGTACTAGATCGTACTTTAATATTTTGAACTTTTCCTCCCGTATCCCAACTAATCATATCTATTGCGTATCTATGCCATAATACTATACCCTCTGTTAACCATGAGTAAGTTATTGGTTGACCTGGATTTATAGTAAAAACACTAGATATTTTTTGTATATGAGGAGTTTTAATATTCTCAGAACAAATTGTAGTCAAAGGTTTTGCACAATCTTCTACATCAAATACTTCTGTTTTGAATCTATAAGATAACTCTACAGTAGGTCTGTTTGCAGTAACTGTATAAACTCCTTCTCTAGAATTAACATTTCCCTCTCTATGAGAATAAGCTTCCACATAGCATATTTCAGGTATTCTTACAAAATCGTAAGTTATATTTCCATCTATTACATTTAATGTAAAGAATGATTCTGAAGGACAAGCTCCAGCAGTTATAGAGTATTTGAATACATATTGTCCATCTGGAGCTTGTGCTATAGCACACTCTTCCCCACTAAAATCTATCCAAGGATTATGTACCGTTAAACAAAAATCTGCGGCAACAGTAAATTCTATATCGTTATAGTTTGCAGGGATATTTCCATCACAGGATATACATAAAGTAACTGGAAAAGAAGCTTCTACTAAACTCCATTCTCCCCCGTCATTAATTAATCCAGCGTTCTGTGGACAATTATTGAATTCATCGTATAAATTTATAATCTTAGTTAAACTCATATTTCATTATTTAAAGAACTATACAGACACTTTCTTCACAATCATACCCTGTAAAAGGAGCATCTTCTACAATTAAAGTTAATTCTACTTGACAATCTGAACACAATACTCCTAACTTTGGAGAAAATACAAATATATATGTTCCAGGTGTAATATCGATAGGATTAAAATCTCCATACCCTGCGTTACAAGCAGAACTTAAATCGAAATCTGGATCTTCTGGAGATCCTACTTTATAATCCACATCCCAATATACGCATGAAACTTGACCTAAAGTAAATAAATTTTGAGAAGGTCCTGTTGTACAGACTTCTTCTTCTACTTCTCCAAGACTTGGAATGCCATTTACATGCAATATAAAATCAGAACAAGAAACTTCACAGTCTCCTCCTCCACAATCGCTTAAATCTTTATCTACAGGAGTTACAAATTTAAAATGAAATGTTCCTTGACAACCTCCTGGAAGAATCCATATATCAGCTAAATCTGTACATCCTGCGTCTACACCTAAAGGTTTTGTATTAGAAGGATACCCTGCTTCCAAAACCCAAGGTGCATTTCCGTCACAACTTACGTGAATGGATCCTGAAAAATTAGCTGGTCCAGAAACCATAAACCATCGACCTTCTGTTCCAGGAGGTGCATTATTAGGTACTAAATTTATACACATAAGTTATTTTTTAACAAGGTGCTACACCATCTCCACAATACATAAACTCTTGATTTGATCCTGCGGATATTCCTTCTTCTATAACAATACCTAATGTAATAATACAATCATCGCAATCTTCTAAAGAATTTATGCGAGTAAATGTAAAATTATAAGTACCTATAGAAATATCAAGAGGATTAAAGTTTCCTTTATCTCCACTTGCACAAGATGAACTTAAATCAAAATCTACATCTTCGTCTGAATTTGGAGAATAATCTATATCATAATTCGTACAAGTAACTCCTGCAAGAGTATATAAATTTTCTTCAGAATTTTCTGTTACACAAAAGGTTACTGTTCCTGGATCATTTGCTGCTGCTACAACAGTAATAATATATTCCGCACAACTTCCACAAGGCCCTTCTCCACAAGATTCTGGTAAATCTGTGTCAGGTGATACAAAAACAAAAGTATATTCCCCTGGTGTGCTTGGTGGCTGAATCCAAATGTCAAATAGATCAGTACATCCTGTAATTTCTCCAATAACTTGTTCATCGTCTGGGTATCCCGATTCATTAGTTTGAGGTCCTCCTTCCGTACAACTTACAGAAAGAGTTCCGCTAAACCCTACGGGGGCCTCGGTTAAAAACCATCTTCCGCTAGGTGTTCCAGAAACATTTAAAGGATATAATCTAATATTACAAGACATAATTTAAATTTGTTAAGCTACACAAACTACTCCATCTTGAGCATCTCCTGCATCTCCCGATTCTCCTAAAAGAATTGTTAAAGACGTACTACAATTGTCACAACCTTCTGCTGCTCCAATTCTTGTAAAATTAACTATATATTCTCCAGGTTCCATATCATCTGGAACAAAGTTTCCGTTAAATCCTATACAATCTGAATCTCCAAAGGTACATCCCGTTACACTTTCTATTTCGTAATCGGAAGAAGATATACCCATTATGGTAAATACATTATATACCTCTACATCTGCGTTACAGTAAGATACTTCTTGTTCAGAAGCAGCTGATTCAGATTCTATAATATAAGTAGTACAATCTACACAATCTTCAGCGCAATTTTCTACGTTTTCAGTAAGAGGAGAAACAAATGTAAACACGTATGTTCCTAAAACCTCTCCTTCTATATTAACCCAAATGCTATGTTTATTTACACAAGCATTGTCCAAAGGTACAGTATCAGAAGGTAATCCTGAGATAGTTGTATAACTTACATCATTGCAAGATATAGATAAAGTTCCATCAAATCCTACAGGAGCTTCTGTAAGAAACCATCTTCCGTTGGGAGAACCTCCTGCATTTAATGGTAATAAATGTATTTTACAAGCCATTCTGGGTTAATTTAATAAACTATAAAGTTTTTAAAAGTTCCTTTGGAAACCTTATTAATATTTATTGATAATATGTTCTTGTATCTTATTCTTACACTATTTAAAGCTGTAGCAGGTTCTCTTTGATAAGCAATAAACATTTTTGAATTGTTACCTATAAGATCGAAATCTGCATTTAATTCAGTGTAAGGTTTGATAATGAAATATAAATTGTGACCTAAACTCGACATCAAAATACTTAGTTGAGTAATAAATCCTCCTTCGTTTAGATAATCTACAGTTATTCCTGTAGGTAATTCTGTTAAAGGAGCGGTAGATAAACTATATTGTTCTATACGAGCAGGTGGTTTATTATAAACATTATTTATTTGACTAAACCAAGTTGTAGCATCTTCTGTAGGGTGTAAATCATTAGCCCCTGTAACAAATACACTATCTGTACCTGCTGGAGCTATCCAGGCCCATGTAGAAGCGGCGTTCCCATCAGGGTTAGCCATCTGATCAACATACATGGTATCTTCGATTACAGTCGCTCTAACACGGTCTAAAGTAGTTGTGTACTCAGGTGAATTCGTAGGACCAGTCATATCTCTAACTGTATAGCGAATTTCAATATCTATTGCTGAATCGTCTCCTACTATATCTCCGTTTGCGTCAAATGCATTATAAAAACCTCCCGCTAAAGCAAAAGCTTTTTTATCAAAATTGGCTATAACACCAACTGTTGAGTTTAAAGCTCCTGGAGTAAGAGACTGCAAATCTAAATAAGGATTAATTAACGCAGTCCAGTTATCATCTGTTCCTACTTTAGGAGTATGATTATCAGAACCTACAAGTAACGTAGCTGAAGCTATAGATACATCATTAGTTATATCATAAAACTCTAAATCTAATTCATCAGCTGAATCTAAAGAGTTTCCGTTATCCAATCTTCCCCATATAGTAGTTCTATATATTCCGCTTGAAAGCAAATTAGAAGTAATTTCTCCTACAGGATTATCGTCTGTTGAACAGAATAGAGATTCCTGCTCTATACCCGCACAAGCTATTTCTACTTGAACTTGAATAGCTTCTGTATATTTTCCTGTTCCTGCATCAGCTACTATATAACTAAAGGTATCTACTTCTGCAACATTACAGAATGCTGTATATTGCAACGTTCCATCAGGAAGAACAATTACAGAACCGTATGAGGGAGGATCTAAAATTTCTAAAGAACCTAAATCCCAACCTAGAGGTGATCCTGGAGTATCGTTAGCTAAAACATCTATAATAATAGTATCGCAGCAATTAACACAAGCTTGGTCAGAAGTTCCTGTTGGATTGTCATAACAATTTAAATTGATATTCCAAGTAATCAAACCTAAAGATTCACCGTTTAAAGTATTTGCTGTCCAAACGACGGCATCTACTCCCTCTGAATCTACTTCTGGTATATAAACCAATTGATTGTTAAATACATCGTAATACGCTACAGCGTTATTTTGATATGGTCCAGATAGAATCTGAACAGTAGATGTATCTATACAATCATCTGAAGAATATGGAGCATTTGGTTGAAAACCAATAGGGTTTTCTTCTGGATCGCAAGAATAAAGTACACATTGACCTAAATCTATACGTATTTCTCCTTCTTCATTTATTTCTTCACAAGTTGATGCACAACCGCAATCATCTATAATTGGATTGTCTCCATCGAAATTGTTAGGGCAATCTGCAAAATGTAAAGTGATGTACCCTTCTTCACTAACTATTCCTATATCATCTTTAACTGTAAAGTACAATCTGTAATTTCCAGGAACGATAGGATTGTTATCATTTAAACGACTCAAACATAAAGTTGCTTCTCCATTAGGATCAACTGTTATATTCCAATCTAAATTTATTACCGCAGGTAAAGACTCAATTTGAGTTGCTAAATCTAAAACTTTAACTAAATTAAATGTGTCCCAATCTATTATTCTATTTAAACAAGCAATAGCAAAAGAAGTCACTGTGACACAACCTTCTGCTCCAGCAATTAAACATTGAAATCGTCTATAAAAATCTGACTCTAAAGCCTTTGGTTTACATGGCTCTATGTTTAATTGGGAAATGGCAACACATCCCTTATTATCTGTTACGGCTACTTGAATTAAAACTTCTCCGCCAGAATGAGGAAAAGTATATGAATTATTTGAAGCATTTGATTTAATATTAGAAAAATTAGGATTTCCATAATCCGTATAATTCCAAGTATAAAGAAGTGGATTTTCTCCTCCTACAGTTATAGCACTAAAGGTAATGAATCCATTATTAATGCTATATGATAAATCCGTAACAGAAAAGTTAGCACAAGGATTATCTACTACAATAGTATCTATTGTAATACAATTATTTTCATCATATACCCTAAACTCAAATTCACAATCTTCCATGCATAAGGACGACGCAAAATTAAGTTGAAAGTTTACTATTCCACTTGTAGGAACTGTTCCAGTTCCATTTATAATTTGAGCACAATCACATGTTTCTGGTGTAGTATTAACTACTACATAAGTTAATGTGCTTGAACCCCCTTCTACTATTTTAGTATAATTTAATGTAATCATTAAAATGAAATTATATTAATTGGGAAACAAGTAGACGGATCGGTAGGATCATCTATATTTATGGAAGTACATACAAACTCTTCAATAAATTCGGAAAAAGTTAACACAGGAGGTTCGCAGATCAGTTTTCCACAATCTAAAACTCCTACGTGAAGATATATAAATACTTTAACCATGTCTTCACAAACATCATGTAGACACGTAATCCCATGATTTTCATGATTGACATTTTCTATTTGTTTTGATAAAGTGGTACAAATAAATTTTTCTAACATGTATGACAAGGTTGACCTGTTACATCATCACAACAAAATTCTTCATTGAGTTTCTTCAGTATTCTTTCAAATAGTAAACACATATTGTTACAATCGCATAAACACTTTTGCATACTGATAAGTACAAAATAATCAAAATGTACATCTGATGTACAATCTTCTAATGCAGCCTGAGCTACTCTACAAGCCAAATCTATTTCATTAAAATAACAAATCTTCTCTGAAACAGAGGATCCGTCTTCGTGAGTAATTTTTACTTGTACAGTATAAACTCCTTCTACATCAATATAAGCTTCACCTAACAGAAAGTAATCAGTCATTAAACTTTGCAACTGTTCTTCTGTAGGTTTGGGATCGGATATGAAAGAAACTACTCCGTCTCCACATTCCTGAAATGTAATTATTCTATAACCTTCTTCAGATACAACTCCTTCACTATCCTCTACTGTCCAATAAAAAGTATAAGTACCTTCTACTGATTCAGGATCTCCGTTGAAGAGTATATATCCACTATGTATTCCATTGTTTATTGTTCCTTCTTCAGGAGGAGTAGAAGATAAACCTATATCATTTAAGGTAACTTCTACATCTAAAGAGTTTACTATTCTTGTAATAGTAAGCGTATTCCAATTAATAGTTCTATCTACTTGAGGAATAGCGTAAAAATATAAAATTAATTCGTTTACGTTTTCTACAATGCAAGGAACAACAATAGGTTCGTCATTAAAGAAAATAGTAGGTGGGAACAAAGGTTCTTCTACCTCAATTAGATCTAAAACATCTGATACTCCACAACATGTATTTGATATAGATACCTCTATAGTGTCTCCAGGAACTACATTATCTAGTATTGTAGATTCTATTTTAAAAGCATCTTCTAATTTAGTTACTGTTATCATTGTGCAATATTAATACTAATTGAGTAAAATATGTATTTTGTATAACAATTAGTGTTTCTATAAGGTAAAGAAAAAAATAGTTAAAAATAAAGCCACTATTTTACTAGTGACTTTATTAATTCGATAGCTTGTTCTGAAGTCAGCAATCCTGCCTCCACTTGCTCGCAATAAATTTTTATATCATGCAAAGATTCTTTACACTTACTTTTACTTTGAATTAAATCAGTTACTGGACCTACCGCATGGATAAGTAAATTTGGGACATATTTAAGTAAGTTTCGCCACATGATATTTTTTATTTACGAAGTGAAGCGTAACGCATAGCGATTTTGTACATTTGAAGGACTAATTCGAAAGTATCCTCGATAAGGATTTCCAAATCTTTATTATCCAATTCAAATTCTGCACGAGCAATATCCATCAACTCTTCTTTTTCTTCAGGAGACAAATCAGCAAGTTCTTTAGGTACAATACCGATTCCACCAAAGGCTTTAGGAGCCGATAGTAAAGCAGACAAAAACTTAGGTGCGTCGGTAATCATATTTATTTTACCGTCTTTCAAAGAACCGGTAATTGCTTTTTGAAGTTTGAATCCAAAAGTTAACAGTTCTTTCGTTTCGTTAATTCCATACATAACTAAAATTTTTAAAGGTTATTATTAAGAATTGAAAAGTAAGTTTCCTTACTTTTCTTATAAACTTTTACAAGTTAATTCTTTTTAATCAGATAATCAAATACAACTGGTCGAAGATTAGCTACCGTATCGTTGAGCCAAAATTTAACAGTAAACGCACTATCTGTTTTCAAAGATACTGCTGAATGAATACCTAATGCACTAATTGGAGTTACAAAAATTTGATAGTCTGTAGTTCCTAAATCTAAAGGTACAACTACTAATCCTGTTCCAGTAGCTGTATCTATTACATTACCTTGAAGAATTTTAGCTGCATCATTAAACTCTACTGCTCCCCAATCTTTTCCGCTGATACCAATAATTTGATTTCCGTTAGGAGCAGGTTTCAAATGTTCGATAGCGACTCTACGCCCTAAACCAAAAAGACCCGTATTGGGCTTGGGTTCAGGAGAAGGTTTTCTTAAACCTGTACCTAGATCAATTTGAGCAAACATGACCAGACCTACTAGACAAAATATAAAAGAAAGTATAAATCTTTTCATTGTTTTATTATTAAAAGGTTAAAAAGAGAGTTGAGGAAAAAACCCCAACTCTCTAAAAAATAACGAAATATTATGCAAAATATACAGAGGCAGTGGCGTTACCATGCAAAGTAAACGGAGAAACCGTCATTGCAGATTTTAACCAAGCTCCAAAAATAGCTTCCAAAGAAGCGATTGTGGCAGCAGATACGCCTGTAGTATCATAGTAGTTTGCGAACGTAGTGAATGCAGCAACATCTGCGATATCTTCTCCGTTTGTACAAATCGGCTCCAATACAGGAACGATAATAACTAATTGTTTAGGATAATGTTCTACAGTGGTTAGTGTAGGCTCGTATTCAAAGTAATCAACAATATACATGTTATAATTCTTAGTAGGATCTACATACGTAATTCCTTCACTAAAGTATTCCATGTAAGGTTGTTTCTGCATAGTATGGCGATAAATCCTAGATTGGTTATCTTCCATAATTTTCAGTTGACGGCCAGAACCAATTGGTTCTTCTGGAGAAATAAGATCTTTTCCAACAATTCCTCCTGTGTTAAAATTATCGCTAAGAGTAACTTCGATACGAGGAATAGTTTGAGAAATATCGTCAAAATAAGCTCCAGTAGTTTCTTCCAAAGAAAGGAAAATCAAAGCATCTACTTTTGCGGCAGCTCCTGCCGTAGAAAGGTTTAATACTTCAATAGTAGAAGCTGCTATAACCCCAGCGTCTCCAGAATTAATAACAGAAGCCAAGGCTCTGATTGTTGGAGCATCAACCGTAATACTTGTAGTTACGCCTCCAATAGTCATTACGTCAATAGAATCTCCGCAAACTGCTGTTCCGATAGCTGTTCCAGCACCTCCTGCAAGTTTTACACCAAGTACAATGAAATCTTTATTCCCTGTACGAAGAGAAGGATTGCTAGTTGCTACAGCCTTAGAGTTTGCATTAAAGCGAACCGCAAAGTTTTGAAGCAAATGGTCCAAAGGATCGACTGTACCCAAAGTCGTATAATTAGGCGTAGTGAAAGTAGAAGCAACTACATTATCGTTGTCTCCATAATCTCTATCCATACGAACAGAATACAAAAAAGCATAAGCTTTGTAAAGAGTTTCATTTGCTGGGGTATTAAATCCACCAAATGCATGTGCGCCCAATTGAGCGGCTTTGAATTGTTTAGCTGTAAAGCTACGAACTTGCCTACGAGCTATAATATCAGAAGATACATAAGCTAGATCAGCAGTTTCCCAGGCTTGTACTTTTGAGAGATTTGCGCTCAAAGGAGTACCCTGTACGATTTTTACGTATTCAACAGTTGCAGCATCGCCCGCTTGCATGAAATCTCCCATAGGTTCAGAACCATTGAAATCCCAAGACACAAGCCCTAAAGCTCCGTTTGTGATATTCAAAGCTGTTCCAGTACCGACTAATGCGCCAGCACTTACTAAAGCCGTGTTTGTGTATCCTACAAGTAATTCGGGAATGCTATTCCTGTTGTCTCGTTTAATTTTACTCATTGTAAGTTAAATTAATTAATGAAAAAAAATGGTTAATATTGATTTATAATTTTGTCTTGCATAGATGCTGAATGATTTGGATCGTTTAGTATTCTAGATACTATATCTACCATTATATCAATTAAAACATGCAAATAATCTACAGGAATATCAGAATTTATTTTAGGAGTTTGTGTATTATAAGCAAATACATCACCGCTTAAATATTCTAATGAATCATAACCTCCTGAAAAAACTTTTTTTGGTTGTTTTATATACGTCAAAAACAAAGTTTCTATAAACATGGTTTTTGGAATATGAATATAAATACTTTTAGATTCAACATTGGTTGTTTTAGCGATTAAAGCGGGGAACCTTTTCCAAACGAAAGATGGTTTTGTATGATGGCCTCTCAATAAAGAATTTATATCGTCATGTTGCTTTGGAGAAACGGAAAAGGTCCCGCAATTCGTTTTAATCTGACCTCTAACAAATCTATGATAATCTCTAGCAAACCTAAATTCATAAATATTATAATCTGCATTATCCGTATTTAAGGAAGTAGGTATTGTTGTAGACAGGGTAGATACTAGATCTCCCAACATATCAGTTCTTTGTTGAGTTACTTCAAATCCAATTTTAAATTTTTTAGCGTTTGTACCAGCAGAAAAAATATCCACATATTCAAAAAGTGCCCTGTTAGCAATATCATCGATATATGCTTTAGGGAAATCTTTTTTATGATTAGAGTTTAATTTGTTATAATGCATCTTAAACTCATGGTGAATTTTATCTACGTATATCATTAGTCAAATCTTACATCTTTGTTAATAAGTTCATTCTTTAGCTCATTAAACCAGTTACTAGTTTCCAGATCTGTTGGGTTATAGTTATTATACTCACGAATAAAAAATGAAATTAATTTATCGTAGTCACTAGTAAACTTATATAAAGCTGGTTGATTAGATTTCGAATGCCAGATATAGTTTCCGTCTCTGAAAGTTATTACTCCAGTATTAATTGATTGTTGAATCGTGTACTTAATAAGATTTGCAATCATTCCTTCTGTAGAATTTATCGCCTCAGCTAGAGAAATAAAATTCTCCAATAGAATTTTTTGATTATCGCTACTTGAATTCAAGTAATCATCTAATTTTTCTTCTACAGCATTTTTAGAAACAGCTCCTCTAATTACAGGCTCCCCGTTAACGTGTTTTAAAATAGAACCTATTTTATATAACTCGAATTCAGGTTTGTTATTCTGCAATTCATACATAAGGTGCATTGCTTTTTTATAAATATCTCTGCGCTTCTTACTTTCCAGTACGGTTTCATTTTCTTCAGAAATAAACCATGTATGAAGAGAAGGATTCACAAGACTTTCGTTATTAGCAACTCTATTTAACGCTTTCATCATTTCAATAGCTAAACGTCCCCTTTGATTACTAGATTCAAATTTGTTACCTCGTGGATACAAAATAACTTTAAAATCTTCTAAAAAATTCTTTGCTACGTTTTTACTGTAATTCAAAGGTTCTGTCATATTGTGTGTGGTATCATTTGTATAGAAACTAGGTTCTGTACTATCAATGATCTCATAATAAATTTGTTTCTTAATTTTGGGAGAGTCTACAACTACTTTTAGCATAGTATCCCAACGTTCTGACAAATTATATTTTACTTTAATTTCATCTACGCTAGCTCCGTAAAATTCGTTTTCGATAATTTTATCTAAACGAGTAACTAATTTACCTGTTTCGGAATTACGAGGGAATTGAAAAATTTCTGTTACCCCGTCTTCTTTAACTTTATCCATTGTTCTTGTAGCAACTAAATTGTTATTCGAATCAATGAAAGAATATACTTGTTTGTGTCGACCTTGAGCCGAAGTTCTTTTTACGGGATTTACCCAAATTTCATGGCTTTTCATACCTTTAACTTTTTCTTGGTTAATTTTAAAAATGGGGGGTATATTTCAACCCCCCTAAATTATTTAAGCTTCAGCAGTGTACATAGCTGGATTGTAAGCAATACGTCCCAAACGAGTCGTATCCCATACACACAATGCTCCAGACATTTCACGGTAGATACCTGCCATTTTATTGTTAGAGTTTGCGTTAGATCCATCTTTGATAGCTCCTGATTGGAAATCATAGACATTAGATACAGTGTAGTAACTTTCTACTCCGCCCTGCATTACACAAGTAATGTTTTCTGGACGATTTGCGTCGAAAGCTTTTTGATCCGTTGCACCGAAATCGAAAATATCCATTGCGAAAGATTCGTTAGTACGATTAGTACCTGGAGCCTTTTCAGGGAACAGTTTACGATCATCTTTGATAGGATCATGGAAAACTTGTACTACATATCCCATAGGGAATTTAATAGATACAAATTGAGAACCGAATTCCAAAGCGTTGTCATGGAACATAGAAGATACAGATCTTAAGAAATGAGTATCTACATATTGGAACAAACTAGCTTCGTTTGCAATAAGTGCAGAGAAAAATGCGGCTCCACCTTCTCCCGTAGCCAAAATGATTTTACGATCATTAAATGCTCTACGAGTGATAAAGATGTTAGACAAGAACTCATAAATATCACTTAGAGTAAGTGAACCATTATGTTCGTAGTAATGACCATCTTTAACAATTTGTCTCCAACCTGGAGCAACTTTCAATACCCTTCCAGAATCTGAATCGGTAGTTTTTTCAAGTTGACCAAATTCAAAGTTCATTTCACGGTCCATTTCAGTACGTTCCAAAAGACGAGCTTCTGCTTTCGTAATGAATACACCTTGTTCAATTTTCTCACCTTTTCCGTTTTGGAAATTTTGCTTGTAAACATAACCTACTCCAATAGCGTTATCTTCTTTATATTGTTTGTGCATAGCACGTCCGTCAGTACGACAGCCAATTTCAAGACGAATAAACTTATCAGAGAATTCTACTTTGTTTGCATAGTTACCAGTCCAAGATTGAAGTTTGAACATTTCACCATACTGATCTGGTCCAAATTTTTGGTTGTTTTCGTCAGCTACAGAAGTAGACACACGAATCAACCTTCTACCTGGTTGCAGGTATTCAGAAGGAATAAAATTCATCAAGTCACCCGTTTGTAGTTCAGCTACATATTCAAAAGAATTTGTAGAAATACGAGTAGGGTAACCTATAATACGAATCAATGGTAAATTAGCATTTTCCGTTTTAAGCAAAACTGGCTCATGAAGCCAATCTCGGTCAACACGGATTTTGAAACGCAACTTACCTTTTCCTGCAGTGCTTCCATTGTCCACGTACTCGGAAATACGGAAATCTACATCCGTATCGCTTTCCAAAAACCATTCGTAATCATCTACACCGTCTTGAAGAACGTAAACGTTCTTTTTAGCAACAGTTAGATAAGTAAATTTTTTGTTTAGTAAGTGCTGACCTTGCTCTGCACTAAACAATTTAGAAGTAACAAGTCCAAAGTTATGCGGCTTGTACGTTCTAAACATAGCTGCATGAGTCAAGGAGTCAAAGCTTGACCCACCCCATGCTTGTCGCTCTACCGTTTGTAAAGCTGTCTTTCTGTTTAAACTCATAATTTATTTAATTTAAAGGATAGGTTTCAATCCAGCTAACTTACTTCTTGAACCTTTCTTTGGCATATCTTCGGATGAAGAACCACTACCTTTTGAAGTATAAGCATCCCTAAATATAGAACTTTTTTGTTTTTCTATATGTTTGGTAGCTTCTTTATTCAAGAAATCAGTCATGTCAAATTTCTTAGTTTTAAAATCATAATAAGTCAAAAGATTAGCAAACTCTACATAGCTTTTTGGATCACTAAAAGCGTCTCTAATAACTTCTGAAATTTTATTATTCGCAATAACGTCAAGAACTTTTTCCTGACGTTCTTTTTTCCAACCAGTATCGACTATCTCTTGTCTAATACTTTTAATAAAAGCTACTTCTTCGTTTCTTTTATTTTGCGATTCTACTACTGTATTCTGAGCTTTTTCCTCAGTTTTAAGTTTTTTCTTTTTATCTACAAGTAAAGCATTTGCTTCATCGATCAATTCGTCTTCTATATCTAAAGCGTCTAAAGCTTTGTTAATTACCGACTCACGCATTCCTTTGATTTTGTATTCGGCTTTTAAAAACTCTCGTGCAGCATTAAGATTATCCTCAGAGAACGATAAAGAATTAACCGTTTCATCTTCAAAGAAATCTTCATAGAAGTCTTTTAGATCTTGTCGTGTAAGTTCAGAACCTTTGTTCAAAACAAATATAGCTAAATTTTGACCGAAATCAGGAAGATCTTCTACCATCGCATTAACGATAGACTGAGGAGCTTGCAATTTCAACAAATCTTCAATATCGTCATAGGAGTTGATGTCACTATCGGGTAGAATCAATCCTATTTGCTTCAACACTTCTGCTGTAGCTTTTGCAGACTTTACCTCCGCTAACGGCAGGTTTGACAAGTCTTCGTCTTCCTCGTCCTCGTCAATTTCGAAGAACTCTTCTTCGGAAGGATCGTCTTCTTCTTCGTCGTCTCCGTCGTCTTCGGTTTCAAAATTTGTTTTTGAGAAATCATTTAACGGTTCGTCATCTAAAAGTTGTGTTGATAACTCTTCATCCATGATAGGAAGGAAGTCATCCAAAGTTTCAATTTCCATAATTTTTCTTTTTACGGTATTACAAAATTAATAAATTTTTTGCTATTTTTAAACTATTTTATTTATATAAGAGAAATACTCAATTCAATGTTAAGATACTATAAAATTAAATATCTTGAACCGATTTGTTTATTTCAACCTCGTTTTTAAGTAATTGCGTATTAGTTGCGTTTTGACCTTTCAAAGTTTCTTCTAATACAATCTTCTCTTTTTCATGTGATTGCATATCTTCTCGATTTTCAATCTCACGTTCTTGCATTTGCTTTTGAGCTTCCATCTGAGCTTGTTGCTGCTGTTGTTGACTTTCTTGCATCGTTTTTTTCTGTCTTACAGCAAGGATCTGAATTTGCTTATGGATTTCTTCAGGACTAGCTCCAGAGAAAATATCTTTCAATATACCAGATATAATTTCTACTCCTTCCCCTGCATTTTGAGCTAGAGGTTGTATATTTTGAAGCATGTACTCCATATACTTTTGATCCCCTGTAGAAATTTCAGAATACAATCCAAAATCAATATGTTCTAACATTTTAGGCGTTATCTTAAATAATTTATCTTTTCCATCTGGGCCGATATAATGTAAGATGTTATTAGTTTCTTCAGGAAATTCTTCAAAATATCTTTGCTGCCAAGTTCTAAAATTCTTCAGATAATCATTTAACACACAATCCCATACTTTAGAATGATAATAAAAATACGGTTCTGTAATATTAGCTGATTGAACAATAGCCTGTTGATTATCGGTTACGTTTGAATTGTTAGAAAATTGAGCTTCTCTTTGAGGAGAGATGCCCATAGCCCAACCTACTTCTTGCTCTAACAAATCAGCTAACTGTTGAAGATTAAATATATCTCCTGCTGTACCTATTAGTGTTGCACTACCTCCTGGAGATCTAGTTGCAGGAAGAGGTCTGTTACCTGTGGTTTGAGAACCAGAGTAAAAATTGATAGCTGTTTTCCGTCTAATAGCTAACCATGTAGCAATAGGATCTCTAATAACCTGACCATCTACGTCTATACCCAATTCTTTCGGTATCTGATCTACATCAACGTTTTGGATAAATCCTTCATACTTGGCCAATTCTCTATTCTGAACATGTTTAACGTACAGGAATTGGAAATATGCAGGGATAGCTCCTTGTACTAAAGACAGGGAGTGTGCATTCCTAGAATTCATTACAAGACCAAATGTAGATAGATTAAAGTTTGAAAATGGGTTATCTAAATTAGTTGATTGAAAAGGTACTTCTCCATATTTAGGATATACATCTGTTCCCAAACGTATAACTTCATATTTACGAGGAATCCACATTTCTTCCGCTGTATATTCAGAAGATCCATTATCCCAAATATACCTAACACTATCTATCATGTATTTATTAACAAACTTTTCTTTCCTAGCGTCTTTTGGGATCGAGAAGCTATCAGGTAACATTAAGGTTATTCTTTCATTATAATCATCAGTATAAGATAGGAATACTACTTTACGGTATCCTTTAAATTCAAGATGAGTTTCCCAAACCAATCTATTCCCCATTGAGTAATCTCTAAGATTTCCCGTACCTTGATTCATACCTATATTCTTATTTGAATTAGTAGAATCTAAGTAATAGAAGTTCCCATCAGAAGAGTTATACATCATCTTACCTTCTTTCAAAGCTTGATTCTCATGTATAGGTTCTGCCCCTCCTCCAAGTACATCATTTCTTTTATTCCTTGAACTAGGAGAATAAGAATAAGAAAGCAACGAATCTATTTCATCTTCTGATAAATTAGGATACGTATCCATAATATGATTCAATGTTACAGGCTTTCTGTAAATAATGTAGTCTGATTTATGAATAAATCTTTCATTGGGATCTTTTTTAAAAGAAGTAAATAAAGTATTTCTAATCTCAATAGAAGGTTTACCAAATTTCCAACCTGAATACGCATAGAATCTATCGGAAATTAAAAGGTCTAAAAGAGAATCTAACTTTTTGGTTTTTAAATCTTCTAACCTTTCAGCATATTTCAAAGCATCGCTATAAAAAACTTCATAATCAGATTTGAATTCATGACCTAAAACTTTATCAATACCTTTTTCTTCTCGAATAGATTCTATAAACTGTTGAATTTCTTCTTCAGATTTACCTTGCATCTTCATTTGCAAACCTTGAATTTCAGCAGCTAATTCCTCTTCTACAGCGGCAGAAAGTTCTTTAACAAGTAACTCATCTTTATCCTTAATTGCTTTTAAAGATAAAAGAATGATCTTATGTCTTTCATTTCTTTTTATATATTCACCTGTCAGAACATTGACTTTATTCCTTAAAATAGGATATGCTTGAATTTCTTCTTCAATTTCTCCTGTAGTACTAAGTACTTCACCCAAAGGATCACAAAAGAGATTAACTTTATCCCTAAAGGAAGATAAGTCATTATTTAGTATTTCGTATGCAGATTTCAACTTCTCATAATCTGGAAGATAAGGATCTAAAGAAGGAGAAACAGAATTTAAAATATCTTTAAAATACTGTCCCTCATCTTTATGCTTTTCATCTTCAGAAACTTTAAGCTGAATAAACCTACGATAATCAGGTTGTTTAGTAGATTTTTTAGGTTCCCCTATCTTTTTGCCAAAAAATTTGTTTTTAGCTACTTCTGAGTGCTTCATATTTTAAATGGAGATTTTGTTTCGTATTCATTATGTAAAATAAAAGAAGAGTTTATAAATAATTTACATGTAGCAGCAGCATTGATCAAAGATTGAATTATTACTTCTGTAGGATCTATAACACCTTCTTCTAGAAAATTTTGTATTTCGTTAGTTTTTACATTATACCCATAATTAGGTTCAATATTCTTCAAAATTGATTCAGGATGCAAATTAGCATTCTTTAAGATTTGATATGCGTTTTCTTTTAATACTGAATTTACAATCGAAGTAGATTCAGGATTATATAAGTTGTACAATGCAATACCGCCTCCTGCGACGTACCCATAGTCAACCGCAGCATTAACTGCTCCAATTGCGTCTTCAATTCTATCATATTCTTCGTTTAAAGCTTCAGAAGTTACTCCCCCAGCATAAATGATAACACTTGAACCTTTTAGTTTATAAATACGGTCAATAATATCATTTGATTCAAAAGTATCTAAAGCGTGATTCTTCAAATCGTTTAATTGCTCAATTCTATCCTCCAAGGAAGGAGTATCGGAATTATATAAAGTAAAATAGTTTGGTCCTACTATGATTTTTTCTACCATATTTTCTTCATCGAGAAATGCAAGAATGTCATCATAATTTTTCAATTGACTATTACCATGCCCAGGAGTTTTAATTGCAACTACTTGAAGACCGCTATTAACTTTATTCATACTTAATGCACGAATAGCAGCATCTCCAAATCTAGGAGCAATGATTACTACAGGACGTAAATTCTCTTTAGCCTCAGATAAAAACTGTTGAAGTTCGAGACTTAGATCTGGAATAGGTGTTTTCGAAACAAGAATCGAAGGATATTCATAAATAGCTTGTTCTGTATGTTTATCTGTCATAAATGAAGAATGTACATAACCAGATGAAAACTCTAGACCTTTATGAACTTCAAAATACGTGTCTTCAGATTCTTCAGAACGTTCTAGTTTAATCAATGTATCTAATCCTGTTTCTTTATAAATTTCATAAAACAATTCTCCAATAATTTCAGAATTGGAAGAAATTTTAGCAATATCTCTTATTTGTTCAGGTGTAGTAACCTCAATAGACTTTTCTCTAAGTTTAGCTACTGTTTGCTTTACTTCACGATCCATTTCGGCAAATACTTTATTTATATCTGTATTATCGTAAATATTTCTTTTAGATTGTTGCAGTAAAGATTGTAATAGTACAGCCGTAGCTGTAGTTCCATCCCCGACTTCGTCTACTGTTTTTTCACAAGCGGAAACTAAAATTTTTGCTCCTATATTTTTAAGAGGATTTTCAAAAGATATTTTTTTAGCTACGGATACTCCGTCTTTTGTGAATCTTAAATTTTTAGCGTCTGAATCGCTTATAATGACTGTTTTACCTCGTCCTCCCATAGTGGATTTAACTACATCAGCAGCTAAATTCAATCCGTCTAAGGATTTCTCAAAATTATTTGTTAATTCCTGTGTGACCATAATCTTTCGTTATTTGTTAAAAATTTTAAAGGGTTTGACTTATTTTTGTTAGTTATTTTTTCAGTAATGTAAAACTCTCTTTCTTTAATTATGGTAGGTATAAGTATTAAAGCTGATACCGCATCATAATTAGAAGACTTATCCATATTGAAATCTACAATTTGATCAACTGTAAATTTACAACTTATAATCTCAATAATTCTCTTTATATCACCATTTTTAGTTATAACTTCCGATTTCAACCAATCCGAAGCCTCGTCTAACATTTGTATTTTTTGCCTACCGTTCGATACAGATATTCCATATTCGGTAATTCTTTTAGCTATAGAAGAACTGGAATCGTATGTACCTGGTTGTAAACCTAGCAAGCAAGCTTTTCCTTTCTTTATATAATAATCTCTGCAAGATCTACCTCTATTCTTTTCATAATAGTGTGCATTATCTTGATTACCGTACAAAGCTAATAATTTTTCCTGAACTTCGTGATACCCGTCTAATCCCCCAGCATGTTTTGCTGTATAAGAAGCCACGATAGGTCCTTCGTCAGTTAAATAATCTTCCCAATACAAAGGATCTAGTATTATAAAAGTTGTTCCTAAAGAACCTCCATCTTCTAAATTATCAGATACATAAGGATCGTATGCGGAAAAGTACATACCTTGAGGTATCTCCCCTCGAATAAATTCAGGCATTGTATAAATAACAACAGGTGCTTCTTTTGTAGTCCTATCGCTTTCTATAGGAAAATTATAATACGGTTGCAAATCTGTTTCAGGCTCTACTTTAACACCATAAGGTTGAGTTGTATCCCATGTAAGTTTTACAGGAGTGCCTATATCCATGAACTTTCCATTTTTGGATAATACTTTTTGCCTCAAAACCGCTTCATCATAAGGTAAATAATAACCTTTACTACTTATCCACATTTCAGATGGTAAAATAGGAGCGTTCATTTTTTCATCCCTTAATACAGAGGGGTCTGTAGATTTAGCTGCTTTCTCTCTATTTTTTAAAGTTTCAGCAAAAGCTAATTCATATATTGTATTACCGTCTTCATCTTTACAAAAATTAAGAGTAATGTAGAAAGGTAAAAAGAAACCTATATGTCCATTTTGCCCCAATTCTTCTGGGTCTTTGTAAGGTAATATATCATAGTCATAGGGATTCATAAACTTCTTCTTAGTTTGCTGAACCGATTCTATATTTCCAGAAGTACCTAAATCAATCTGTACTCCAAATTGAATACCGTCTCTTGAGACTACAAACTTGTTAGAATTGTGTACTTCTATACTGTTACCTGTAAGACCACTCTCCTCCGTGAAAGAATATAATACCCTACCCCCTGCACCTGCTTGAGAACCTTTTCCTTGCGCTTTACCTTCAAAATAAGATACATGATACAGTTTTGATTTGGATCCTTTTTTTATTTCACGACCTTTGTTTATAACAGAGTATTCGTGCCTCCAAGGATTCTCTTTATTATTAGGACCTATACTACCAGTCATTTGTTTAAAGAATGGCATAGGAGTATATCCATCGTCTCCTTCTTTACCCCACACTCCCAATTTAGAATTGGTAGCAAATTGATTCATTGCAAATTGAATCTTATTGGCAAATTCTGAAGATTGACCAGAGTTACCTGAACCAACCATTATCTCAGCAATCGGTTGAGAATACTCTTCTTTATATAGAGGATCCTTGTAGTATTTTCCGTCTAGGTTACTATAATATCTTGCTCCATCTGTAACTATAGCATGTAAACCTTTACCTAAAGAAGCGAAGTAACTCTTGCCGCCTCCTCGTGAACCCAATATACTAAAGTTGCAAGCGTGATTGTACCACAATGCTTTACCTAAAGGTTTACGGTGAGCTTTCTTTAAGTAAGCTAAAGGATCTATATATTCTTTTAGTTGACCTTTAGAATTAAAAAGCATCAAATGCCTTATTTTTAACTCCTCGTGTACAGTATCAGGAATACCATTTTTTTTATAATCCATAACTAACGAATCAGAAGTGAATTGTTCATCTTCTGAAAATCCAGAGAAACCCCCTGCTACACTTAAACCATAAGACAGTTCCCAATCTAAGTCACGAACTAACGGCTTAATAGGTTCGGTAATCTTTGCAGCGTTAGTTCTTTGAATAACACAAAAGTTACCATAAAAGAAAAGATCTCCGAACATAAACCTGTATCCCGAAGATTCTTGACCCCACATTCCTTCTATAACAATCTGTTTTAGATCCCTCCAATAAGGTATATATCTACCCTGATCTTTAGGGTTGATCATTTCTACATTGAATAAATATTGTTTTAAGTTTTCTATTCTGACGTAGTCAGTAGTCAACTTCTCAACTGGTATATCGAGAATATGTGTAATCATAACCTAAATGAGTAAGTAATTTAGCATAATACTTTCGTGCATTATACTCCGCTTCATTTTCTATAATGGAATCTATTATTAACATACCGTCTTCCGTAAATACTTTTTTCATTTTATATTTAGGATTCCATGTAGTTTCGTTTTCTTGACAAACCTCTTGCAAGTAATGTACGTATTCATGTATAAAAGTACGAGCTAAAGAACATACATCTAAATGAACATTAACGTTTACGTATATAGTATTGTTCTCACAATCATAGGCCCCGTAAGATAACTCTTTAACTAAAGAAAGCATACCGTCTTCATCTTCTTCAAACATATCAAACATAAGTTTGTTATTCCTTCGTACATTAGGAATAGTTTTAGAAGGAGAAGTCCCCAGAACAGTACTGCACCATTCTAGGGATTTCTTTAAGTCAAACAAATGTGTTTTATATAAGTCCTTTTTCTGTTGGCGTTTCATCCCTTCCTCCTTTTACTTTACTAGAAGAATCTTTTTGTGTTGTAAATTTAGCAAGTAGTTCTTCTAAATCTGCATAAATTTGTTTAGAGTTTTTTCTAAGACTATCTAATTGAGTTGAAGTACCTTTCATAATTACTGCTTTATCACCTCCCTTAGCGTCTAAAACTATTTTAGTTTCGTCTAGTGTATATTCAGTTTCTCTAATTAATTTAGCTCTTTCTCTTAAAGATTCCTTTTCTTCATGTAAAGCTCTTTCGATAGAATTCATACATTCAAACGGATATATTTCTAGACATTCTTGAAATATTTCATTATCCCAATCTAAATCAGGATACATTCTACATATAGAATCTTTACGCATTTCTTCAGGCTGACGATATAAGGTATTCTCCTTTTCGTCTGGATCGCACATAATCCATATAGCCCATGCATAATTAGAAGAATCTGGTAAAGCATGAAGTTTATCAAAAGGTTTAATATACCTTACGAAAGGATTCCATGTCCAGAAATCTTCTTTTTGGTTAAAAGGATATGGTGTTTTTACAAAGTCCATTATTTAAATCCTCTAATTTCAGGAGCAGAGCTTTTAGGCTTTTCCCCGTTTAGTGAATATTTTCCAGAATGTACAATATACATATTTTGTTCATACACATTGATTCCACAAAACATATATGTTACATTAGTTGTTTCGTTTAAAACTGGATTAGAATCTGGATCATTTTCGATCCAATTTAAATTTTGAGTAATTGTTTTCCTAAACATAACTAATAATTTTAATTGTTGTTGAACTAACGTCTATTAAATCTTTATGTAATTTATCTAAAGCTTTTTTAGAATTAATTAGGTCTATAATACCATCTCCGTTAATATCTTTATGATCTGTACCTATTCCAATACAACCATTCAATTCTTTAGTAAAATTAGCTACATGAATCTTTGCTTCTGATCTATTTTCTACTCCGTAAAGTTCCCATAGATTGGTTTTAAACTTGGGGGAATATTCTAAAACGATAGGATACTCACCTTCTGGAATAGAAGAAACCATCCTTTGATTGTTTTGCCAAGGTAATTCCAGAGCAGCATAAGAACTAACTATCTTCCCCGCTGGATTCACGACGTACAACCACCCTAGAGTATTGTTGTGATCTTGTTGAAAACGTACTAGTAATAGACTTGGTTTGGTTTTGCTCCTCATTTTTTAAGTTTTCGTTTAAAGGTTCTTGTTCTTCATTTCTTTGGAGAACATATTCTAATTTAACATAAGTATCTGGCTCATTATCTTTATAAGATACTCTGAGCTGCTTAAAATATTCTTTTGAATCTTTTCCATCTGCTCTAATTTTAACAGGTGTAGTAATAGTACCGGATATGCTATATATCTTTCCTACAACTTTATTATTATCATCTAAAACAGAATCTAAAAGTATCCATTCTTGAGCTTGACAAGAACATCCTGCACTTATTTCTTCTATATCTGAAGTAAACTGCTCTGTAATAGTGAATCTAATTGTTTCACCTGCCTTGTGAGAACCTAGTGGTTTAGTATATAAATATTTACTCATAATAAAGTTACATGATTAAGAAAAATATAAAAGTGAATAAAATAAGATATAAAAACATTCTTATAGCCAGTGCATGTTCTCTCTCCCCAAACATACCTTTGGGACATGGTTTCGAGGAACTAAACATTTCTTCTATATCGCAACCGCATTCTTCACAGTATCCGAGATCCCAACATTCAGAACATTTTAACTTTTTATAAGAGATTAGTTTTTTATCAGAAATAAACTTGCTCTGAATATAATATACTATATTCTCTAATTTAAATATATTGATTACAAGTTGCTTTAAAGTCATTATTTTTTAATTTGAATAGCTTGAGCAGGAATAAGCATATACCCATATCCTTTATGAGAAGGGTCTAAAGGCATATTGTTTCCTTCAATAAAATCAGGATGTAGGAATTGGAAAGGTAGATTAATATAACCGTTATCTCCAGAACCTAACATCTTACCTTCTGTTACAGGATTAGCGAGAATAACTACATCTCCTACTTTAAGTTCTTCTTTCATGTATTGAGGAGTAGCTACAATATGAGCAATCCTTGAAAAAGGCCAAGGGTTCTTCAAAGCTCCTACTGATCCAATCTTAGAATTAGTAGGTAGAGATACAATCTGTTCAGAAGGCATCAGTAAACCTTGATCGTTACGTCTAAGAGGATTAACCTCTACTCTAACCAAAATCTGTGAAAAAGGAACTAATTTTTTATAATCTTCATCAATATATGATATTTGTTCATTGTAAGCAATAAGCTTCTCGTTAAATCCTTCATTAAAATCAAATACATCTACTGTATCGTTAACTGAGTCTACACTTTGCCCAGAATCATCAAACATAGGTTGAAGTACATCCCTCATGGGCTTTTTCATAAAAGGTTTATCAGCTTTTCTCATTGACGCTTTGCGACTGTTCATAATCGTTATTTTTTAAAATTTGTTTATAAAGATTTATTTTTGATTCTGGAATTCTATCAGGATGTGATACTTTCCAGTTTAATTTCCTCAAACGTAACGTAAGTTTAAAGAATTTGTTTAACATAATACTTCCTTTAACAACTAAAGGATTTGTAACATAATATCTCAATGCATTCCAAAAATGCTTTTCTACCAATTCTATAATAGCTACATCATACTTTTCTCTTAGTCTGATCTTTGTCTGTTGTAATACTTCTTTTCTACAATCAGTCATTATCTTCGTAATCTAAATTATAGTCATATTCTTCAATTATCAAAGTATCTGAATCATCTGTAAATTCTAATTCCATACCATGAAAATCTGAGACCTCTGGTACATCTAGTTCTTCACATAGTTTCCTGTAATTGTCATAAGAAAGAGTTAATCTTTTGGGAGCATCGCTTCTATGACGATCTCGATATAATCTCTCAGCATACAAAATTTCATCAATTATCATTTCTTTATAATTTTTACAGGTATAACAATCTCTATCTCTTCCAAGTTGTCATTTGCCAACAATTCCTTAATATATTTTTGTATATTCCTTAAATGTGCAGCGGGTAAATAATCTCCCCGTACTTCACCAGTAAATTCTAAAAGCTTTGCTGCTTGAAGATTCTGTCTATATTTAGTAGATCCCTGATAAGTCTGCAAATTCATAAAATCCAACAATCTTTTTAAATTTGGTTTCTTAAAGAAAGATTTAAACGGAGATTGGGAAAGAATAAAAGACATCATAGTAACTTCTTTGTTTCCTAAAACGCCGTTTATGTTTAAACTTTTTAAAAAAGCCTCCCAAAATTTTACTTCTTCCATCTCATGAACTTTACCGGATATAGTCTTTACTTTACCGTCTTTTGTTTTAATGTTCAATTTCATAATTTCGTTATCTTGATGCAAATATATACTCAATTATTTAAAATAGTTGTTAACAATAAGTTAATGAATAATTATTATACGTAAAAAGTAGTCTAAAAGTCTTAAAATAGGTTGTTATCTAGTAAATCAGAAATAGAAATAACCTAGTGTTTACAGGGGTGTAGGAACTAATTTTAAAAAATATTACATTTAGATAAACAAAAGTGTTTATAATAACCTTAATTAAGTTGAGATTACTATTAGCTTTGCAGGGTCATTTACCCGAAACCCCATATTTATATAATACTTATAATCATTGTTTCTTTTTTAGGAAAGGGGGTGTGGGGGAAAACCCTTTTTTCTTTCTAGATTAGAAGGGGAGTTAGTGTCTAGATCGTATGAGCCGGTAGAATTAAAAAACTATCGGCTTTTTTAATTTAAGCTATGTAGGGTTGATTGTGTGGCTTTAAAAGTATATTTGGGCTACGTTGATATAGGAGGAGAGGAGAACGTGGCTTAGAGAGCTTTAAAATGAGTTGACTATAAGAGGTAGCCCCCCTCGACTATATTTTGAAAAACAAGCCCCCCCTAAGCATATATGGAAAAAGGTGTGTGAGAATAGAGAGTGGTGGCATCTAACACCCAACCCCTTCTAATGTTCGGCGAGATCGGTACCCCGCCATAAGAATCGGGTACCACAAATGTAAGTTCACGCATAAATCAAATATCATGCGCTTCGGAAAAGAATTCACAGTTCCAGCTTTTAGAGCTGCCCTTGGTCTCACAACCCTTAAAGTCGTAAAGAACCCTAAGACGAACAAGTTGTTCCTCTCAGGGGACGGACGTACCGTAGGCAAGGTCTCCAAGTCAATAGATTTGACTGGACATCTCTCGGTCGTTGAGATGATCGACGAAGAGGAGAGTGCGGACGGCAAAAAGAGTACGGAAATGACGTATTGTCTGGTAAACCAGAGTGATACGAACGTTCTCTTAGACCTCTCCCTCTAACCCAATGACCAGTCCTTCGGGGCTGGTCCTTTTTTATTCCTTTACTCTTAAAAAAGGGTAAAACGCTATTGAAAGTTGTTAACAACGGTAGAGTCTTGCGATATACTACACAAAGCAGCGATAAGATGTAAGAAGCTTACTTAAAGTGCTAATTGTGATACTAGTCAACTATCAAAGACTCTACTATTTTCAACCCAAACTCTTAGGGTTCAAGTTAAGAGTAATTATTTCACTATAAATTATCCATCATGGTAATCTTTAGAGGATTGGTAATGTCCAAACAGGACGTTCTGGAATATGACCTAAAGTAGGTTGCATTCATAAAGTATAGTCCTAAGCAAGACTGAAAAGGCTTAAAA